GATGAAGAAAATTCAGAAAATGTTACACTTGATGATATTCGCAAACAAATGTTTGAAACGGAAAATGTTGTTATTAACAAGAATAATGATCACGGATTGTCGCGTCTTACTGAAAATCAGGCTCTACGCGATGATGATGACAATGATGACGACGATCACGATGCTGGTGTCAACGAATAAATAAACAAACATGAACAAAACAGATAAATAATTAAGTTATGTGTAGTCATAATTTAATTAAATGAAAGAACATAAAGCCAATTCTATACATACATTCATCTACTACTAGAATCAGAGAGCATTAAGCGTTATAAAAATACAGGATATGACAAAAGCAATCGGTATTGATTTGGGAACAACATATTCATGCGTGGGCGTATGGCAAAATGAACGCGTGGAGATTATTGCAAATGACCAGGGAAATCGGACAACGCCGTCATACGTTGCATTCACGGACAGCGAGCGTCTTATTGGCGACGCTGCGAAAAATCAGGTGTCGATGAATCCAGAAAATACCATTTTTGATGCCAAGCGTCTCATCGGAAGAAAAATTGATGATGCCAGCATTCAGAATGATATGAAGCACTGGTCATTCAAAGTGGTTTCTAAAGATGGAGGGAAGCCGCATGTTCAGGTTGAGTTTAAAGGAGAACAAAAGACATTTTCCCCTGAGGAAATATCGGCAATGGTGTTGGTCAAGATGAAGGAGATTGCGGAGAGCTATTTGGGGTCTGCCGTAAAAGAAGCCGTAATTACGGTTCCGGCGTATTTCAATGATGGGCAGCGCCAAGCCACCAAGGATGCGGGTGCAATTGCGGGTCTAAACGTGTTGCGTATTATCAACGAGCCAACAGCGGCGGCAATTGCGTATGGACTTGATAAGAAGGGGAAAGGGGAGAGCAACATTTTGATTTTTGATTTGGGCGGAGGTACTTTTGATGTATCACTTTTGACAATTGACGACGGAATTTTTGAGGTCAAAGCGACGGCGGGAGATACGCATTTGGGTGGAGAGGATTTTGATAACCGGCTTGTAAATTGGTGTGTTCAGGAATTTAAGCGCAAGACCAAAAAGGACCCAACTGGTAATAACCGGGCTTTGCGCCGGTTGCGGACTGCGTGCGAACGCGCCAAACGAACTCTTTCTGCGTCTGCAGAAACCACGATTGAGGTGGATTCATTGTTTGACGGAACTGACTTTATGACCAAGGTTACGCGAGCTAAATTTGAAGAGCTGTGCATGGATTTGTTTCGTTCCACGATTGACCCCGTTGACCGCGTGCTCAGAGATTCAAAAATGTCAAAGAACAGTATTCACGAAATTGTGCTGGTTGGAGGGTCGACGCGCATTCCGAAAGTATGCAGTTTGCTGACCGAGTATTTCAATGGAAAGGAGCTCAATCGTTCTATCAATCCGGACGAGGCGGTGGCATATGGTGCGGCCGTTCAGGCGGCCATTTTGACGGGTAACCAGTCGAAGATTACGCAGGATATTTTATTGCTTGATGTTGCACCACTTTCTCTAGGAATTGAGACTGCTGGTGGTGTGATGACAAAACTCATTGAGCGAAATTCCACGATTCCGTGCAAAAAGGGGCAAACGTTTTCGACATATGCGGATAATCAGCCCGGCGTGTTAATTCAAGTATTTGAAGGTGAGCGTCAGCTTACCAAGGACAATAACATTCTTGGTAAATTTCAACTCGATGGCATTCCTCCAGCGCCGCGTGGAATTCCGCAGATTGAGGTGACATTTGATTTGGATGCGAATGGCGTGCTCAATGTGAATGCGGTTGATAAAGCGGGTGGTAAATCGAATAAAATCACGATTACAAATGATAAAGGGCGTTTGTCAAAAGACGACATTGAGCGCATGGTTGCTGAAGCGGAAAAGTATAAGGAAGAAGACTTGAAACAAAAACAAAAGATTGATGCGCGAAATGCTTTTGAGAATTATGTTTATTCAGTTAAAAATTCAACTTCTGAACAGGGTATGCAAGAAAAATTATCCGAGTCGGACCGCAACGCAATTGAAAATGCTTGCAAGGCGTCGCTTGAGTGGCTGGAATCTGCAGGACATCGTGATACTGATGCCAGCGAGTATGAAGCGCAACAAAAAAAACTGGAAGAAGTTGTTAGTCCAATCATGTCGAAATTGTATGCTTCTGGCGGCGGCAGTGGAATGCCAGGTGGAATGCCCGAATTTCAACAACAGTCACGCAATTCAGACAAATCTGGACCCAATATTGAAGAAGTTGATTAAAAACAAACGAATCTGTTATCAAATCAAATAATAAAATAGAAATATTATACAAATTTAATATAAATAAATATATTTATATTAAATAATAAATGAATGTCTAGTTTTTTTATATTACAAAAAAATAATATTGTTGACAATGCAGATGATCAAGTTATTGTTTTAAAAAAGAATACATATTTACTTCCAAGCTCTAATTTATCATATTATGTGACTCATGGTTTATTTGAATCGACGTTGATTGCATGGTGTGCACAATTTTGCAATAAGAACAGCGTTTTTTTAGACATAGGTGCGCACACGGGAACGTATTCTATATCTTTATCAAAATATTGTAAACAAGTGTATGCATTTGAACCACAAAAAAAAACATTTTATGCTCTGTGCGGTTCTGTGGCATTGTCAAATATTGATAATATTGAATGCATAAATTATGGACTCGGTTCTAAAGAACAAATTGGAAATTCAACATTAAAAATTGTTAGCATTGATGGAGGCGGTTCTTCTATGCACGCCACGTCGGGAATTATTAAAGAAGAAACAATTAAAGTAAAGACGCTGGATAGTTTTAACATTGATGGGATTTCTTTAATCAAAATAGATGTGGAAGATAACGAACTATTCGTATTAATGGGTGGGGTGGAAACAATCATTAGATCAAATTATCCACATATTTGTTTTGAGTGCAACACAGAATCTGAAAATAAAAAAAAACTATTTAATTTTTTGAATGAAATAAATTATAATATAGTTGCTATTACCTCAACGACAAATATGTTTTTGGCTTATAAAAAAAAATAATTCATCAATTTATTTATAAATTTGTCACATTAAATCAACAACAACAACTACAAAATGATGTTTTAAAATTGCAAAAATTATATAAAATAAATTATCATTTATTTCATATAATTTATTTATATATTATATATAGATTATATATATAGGAATAAAAAAAATGTCTTCTGATAACGTTTTGGAAAAAACTGAACTACTATCTCCGTCAAAAAAAACGCCCACGCCCACGCGCGCTTTTAAACACAGAACACCGTCGTCAAAAAAAACGCCCACGCCCATGCGCACTTTGAAACACAGAACACCGTCGTCAAAAAAAACGCCCACGCCCATGCGCACTTTGAAACACAGAACACCGTCAAAAAAGACGCGCAGACCCACCACCACGAGCACGTACTCTGAAGAGAATTATTATAATCGACAAATTAAAACCGCAAGAGCAAATAATGTTGCCGAGTTTGTTGAGTTTTTTAAAGAAAATTTTGGAGAGGGAGCTTTTACAAGATTCATATGGCAATTATCTACTCCCATATCTTCGACTAGAGGATATCCTTTTAGTGATTCTCCTCCTTCATTTTTAATTGATATTATGAAAGAGTTTTTTGATTTACTAAAAAATACGCCAGAATTACCTCAAATTGCAGGTCCTTTTAGAGATATAATAGAAAAATTTGGGCCAAAAACGTCATATGACCCCTTTAGTCCTGAAGATTATACTAAAGAATGTAATGAAATCGTTGATAAATTTATATCTGTTAAAAAGTTGGATACTAATGGTCAACTTGCTAAAAGTATAAGACTGTTTTTCAGTAATGTAGTTTCTATATTAATTAATTTTATCAATAAAAAATCACTGCAATATAATCCTGAAGCACGCATCGCCGTCCAATCAAGAATGAAGGATATATCTTTAATATTACAAGACCTGATTCAACTTATTAATCAAAATAAAAAATATCATAAAATTATTCAAGGTTTTACTATAGAAGATTTGATAATATATGGTAAAGCTGAACGAGAGAAAGATATAAAGAAATTAAAAGAAATAGATGCGGCATATTATAGAGATGAGTATCAAATTTCACAAGGGTTGCTCGAGCTCGCTGAAGAACGTCAAGAAGAACGCGACGAACGTAGACAACAACGAGTACATGCAGGGCTAGAAGGAGGAAAAAGAAAAAAGATGCATTCGCGCAAATATAAAAAACGCAGTTATAAAATGCGCGCGCGCGCGTATAAAAAAAAATAGAAGGACTTTGAACTTGATTGAACTTGATTGAACTTGTGTTGGCGGTGAAATGCCTGAACTGGATTAACAACAATTGCAAAATGCTTCTTTGAAATCGCAAGGGGCTGACCCTTTCGTATGATAGATGCATGCCAAAAATGTCAAAATTGGAATGCCAATCATCAACGTGATTATAAAATAAATTATAATCGTCACAGTTCTTTCATCGAACAGGGAAGGCGAAGGCGATGCTGATGATTTGTCATCGGTCGAATTGGTTGTGATGGTAACATTCGCAGTAACATTCGCAGTAACATTGACACTACTTTCAACGCATAAAATAAATGTAAACAATATTGACAATGATAAATATAATGTCAATATTGTTTTTCTTGATATATTATCATCGTGTTTCATGAGATTGTCTGGTGAGTTGAATATATTAATATGAAACATTTATTTTCAATTTTTATTTATTACAAAAAATATAAATTGAAAACTTTTCGATTGGTTTTAAAATGTTCAGTGTTCGAACTGGTAACAAGTCACAACAAACCAATTATATGATGCAAACCACCACAGTCAAATCAGGAGTAGGCAAGTCAGGAATAAAGAGAAGGAACAAAAAGGAGGCATCCGAATGGTTTCAGAGTCTATCACCCATCGAGCAATTATTAGTGAAACAAGAAGCAAATATATCATCCTCGTCAGAGGAGAAAAAACCAAAAAAAGAAATGCACAAGCGCGAGCGTGAAGTGCTACTCAAACGACGTTCCGAACACGAAGCCCGCATGAAAGCCCAGTTACAATCCAAGGCGGAAATCACGCAACAAATACAAAAATGCAAAGACATGCGCAGTCGACTGATTAAACACCAAATGAGGTTGGCACAGATGCAGCTGCATGAATCTCACGGTTATCATCAGTACACCTGTTCCACCCATTTCTATTTCAAACTTGGCATGTTGGCATGCGGTATTTCAAATCAATTGCGGTTGATACAAAATGAAGAAAAAGTCCTTTTTGACATGCACCACAAACACCAATGCATGAAAAAATCAGTCAAAGACATCATCGAAAAAACAAAAACATCGTCGTTTTCCAGGTTTTCCAGGTTTTCCAAGCTCTACACGAGAGTGCAAACAAAAAATTATCTGGACAACATCTACAAAATGGTGATAGTCTAAGGGTTTTAAAGCGCACTTGATGTTGCACTGTTGGCAGTGTGGATTACTGTAATAAAATGGTAGTCGCCAATTTGTTTTTTTTCTCGAATGTATCTGCTCATTTTTGCAGCACGTTGCTTTTGCTTTTTAAAATCAAAAGCAATATTAATTAATTACCATTTATTTTTTCGCACATTAATTTTAGGTCCTGAACCCTTTTTGTTAATGTTTTTCGGGTCATATGACTCTTCTTCGTCATCAGAATTTAAATCTTTGCTCATCTCCCAGAATTCTTTACTACCGAGTTTAAACGGCCCGTGCTGTTGCGCCTTGTACCAGAAAATTTGGTCCTGTAGCTTATTCGACTTGGCGTTGTTATTTATTACCAAACACTCGAAATTTTCAGTGCATTGATCCATCACCTGACAGAATGACTCAAATGTCGGAAACATACCCGCATAATTTTCATAGATTCGTTTTCGATTACCTATGTACGGCTCTCGCAGGATAAACACGTAATCAATGTTGGTTCTCAAATTGGGCGGAATGCCTAAAGGATATTGCATTGTGATGACCAGCATAATCTTCCAGTGTCTCCCGTTCATGAAGAGGAGACGCATCATAGTGTCGCGCGTCCATTTATTATCGAACAAGCAATCGTCGAGGACGACAAAGGTTCGGGGGTCTATGGTGCTCCGTTTGTATGATTCCATTTCTTTTTTGACTTGTTTCAGGACTGCTTTTTGTCGTTTCAGGATATTTTCAATGATGGCGGTGTTGTATGCGTCATGGATGA